GCTGATCCCGATGGAGCAGGATACGTTACTGCCTCTGGTTCCCACTTTGGTTCATATATCGATATGGACGGTGCGGACGCTAAAGATAACACACAACAAATTCAAAAGTATAGGGGTGTTGCACAACATCCTGAAGTCGATGCAGCTATCGAAGATATCATTAATGAGTCTGTCTCTGGTTCCCAAATGGAAGCACCAGTTGAACTGGATCTCGATAACGTAAAAGCATCTGACAAAATTAAAAAGACCATCGTTGAAGAGTTTGACAATGTATGTTCAATGTTGAACTTCAGTGAATTAGGTCACGATATTTTCCGTTCATGGTATGTAGATGGTAGAATCTATCACCACTTAGTCGTGAACGAATCGAACATGAAGGCGGGTATCCAAGAGATCCGTCCTATCGATGCAGCTAAGATGCGTAAAGTTCGAGAAGTTAAGTATAAGAAAGATCCTGTAACTAGTGCGAAGATCGTAGATAAGGTAGATGAGTTTTATATCTACCAAGAGAAAGCAGGACAACAGTCTGGTGTTAAACTAAGTCCAGACTCAGTATCGTATGTCACGTCTGGTTTACTTGATCCGTCTAGGAAACGTGTAGTATCGTTCCTACACAAAGCGATCAAACCTATCAACCAGTTACGTATGATGGAAGATTCACTAGTAATCTACCGTCTTGCACGTGCGCCTGAAAGACGTATATTCTATATCGATGTGGGTAACTTGCCTCCACAAAAGGCAGAGAAACACATGAAAGACATCATGTCTCGTTATAGAAACAAGTTAGTATACGATGCGAACACAGGTCAATTGAAAGATGACCGTAAACATATGTCTATGTTGGAAGACTTCTGGTTACCTCGTAAAGAAGGTGGCCGAGGTACAGAGATATCTACTCTGCCTGGCGGTGAGAACCTTGGTCAGATTGATGATATCGTTTACTTCCAGAAGAGATTATATCGTTCGTTGAATGTACCTCTTTCACGTCTAGAACAAGAGGCACAGTTCTCTCTAGGTCGTGCAACAGAGATCAACCGAGACGAAGTTAAGTTCCAGAAGTTTATTGATCGTTTAAGAAAACGTTTCTCTAACTTGTTCTTGAACATCCTAAAGAAACAATTAGTATTGAAGGGTGTATGTACTGAACAAGACTGGGAAACATGGAAAAACGATATAACCGTTGACTACATAAAAGACAACCACTTCTCAGAACTTAAAGAGGCAGAAGTACTCAGAGAACGTTTACAGACTATGGATCAAGTATCTCAGTATGTCGGTGAATACTTCTCTAAAGAATGGGTATGGAAGAATGTATTACAAATGCAAGAAGATGAAGTTGAGAATATTCTAAAGCAGATTGCAATTGAGTCGAATGCAGAGACAGGTAATGAAGATGAATTTTAATATAGGAGAAAATAATGAGTGAAGTAGAAAATGCAGTGGATGTTGAAACACCACCAGAACCAACTCAAATGGAACTGAATCTAAGCAACTTTGTTGATGCGATTCAAGCATCAAACTTTAATAATGCATCTGACCTATTCAATGATATGTTGAGTAGTAAAGTTGATGATGCAATTGAAGCAGAGAAAGTAGCTGTAGCGAACAACATGTTCAACGGTGGGGAACCATCTGAAGAAGAAGTTGAAGAGTTATCATTCGATGAAGCTGAGACCGAAGAAGTCGAAGATGACGAAGATGACGGTTTCGAAGAAGCAGAAACGGTAGAAGACCACGATGACGTGGAATACGAAACCGAAGAAGACTTAGATTAATTCATTATAAAAAACTTCATTTGTATAAATAAATGTACGTAAAAGGAAAATACTTGTAGTGAAAACATTTAAAGAGATCCGAGAGAGAAAATCGCCCAAGTATAAGGGTGAGGTCGTGTACTCGGCTAAAACTACTGGATCTATTAAAGTACCAGTTGTTATCGTAAAGGAACCAAAGGGTTTCTGTGTTTATATTGACGGTGACAAACTAGATGTTTTCAAGAAAGAGTCAGAGGCATTGAAGACGCTGAAGACTACAGTAAAATCACTTGGTGGTAAAATCAAATGAAGTTAATTAGCGAATTTAAAGAAAACGATCTTGAGTGTATCGTAGAGAAGAAAGAAAATGGCGAGAAGAATTACGTCATTGAAGGAATCTTCATTCAAACAGAATCAAAGAACAGAAATGGACGTATATACCCAAAACCTATTATGGAAAAGGCAGTGGGTACATATGTCGATCAACAAGTTTCTAAGAAACGTGCGGTAGGGGAATTAAATCATCCCGAAGGCCCGACCGTTAACTTAGATAAAGTTTCTCACCTCATCACCGATCTTCGTTTCGAAGGTAATGATGTGGTAGGAAAGGCACAAATATTGGATACTCCAATGGGTAAGATTGTTAAAGGTCTCCTTGATGGTGGTGTACAATTGGGTGTGTCAACTCGTGGTATGGGAAGTCTGGAACAAAGAAATGGCGCTATGTACGTCAAAGACGACTTTATTCTTAGTACGGTAGATATCGTACAAGATCCATCTGCACCAGATGCTTTCGTCAATGGAATTATGGAAGGTGTAGATTGGGTTTGGAATAACGGCATTTTGGAACCTCAGATTATTGAAGATATAGAGACTGAAATTAAAACCGCACCGAAAGCGTTTCGTCCAGAAGTGCAAATTCGTGAGTTTAAAAATTTCCTCTCGTTAATCAAATCTAGTATATAAGGAGTCACTATGACTGAAGAAAATAAAGTCGAAGTTGAACTTCACGATGAAATTGATAACGAAATCGTGGAGGAAACTCTCGAAGAAGCACAAGCACCTGCTCCAAAGGGCAAACCAGATCCAGAGGCAACTACTGAACCTGAATCTATTGCATCCGTGGATAAAGCTGCTGACGCTACTACTAAAGCCGCCCCACCTACACCAAAAACTAAAGCTGGTGTAATTAGTGCGATGGTTGACTACATGCAAGGACAGTCTAAAGCTGACCTACAAAGCATGTATGCTCAAGTTCGTAAAGAAGGCGTTGAAGTAGAAGCGGATGAAGTAGTTGCAGAAACTATCGATACAACTTCCGAGTTGGATGCGTTGGTAGAATCTGAAGCAACTTTGTCAGAAGAGTTCAAAGAGAAAACTGCTGTTATCTTTGAGGCTGCTGTTAAATCTAAACTATCAGAAGAAGTTGATCGTTTAGAGTCACAGTACAAAGAAGAACTTGCTGAAGAAGTATCATCTATTAAAGGTGATCTTGTTGAGAAAGTAGATTCTTACCTCAACTATGTAGTTGAATCTTGGATGGAAGATAACAAGGTAGCGGTACAGAACGGTCTCCGTACTGAAATCGCAGAAACGTTCATGGACAAAATGAAGGATCTCTTTACTGAGTCTTACATTGAAGTTCCTGAATCTAAAGTTGACCTAGTTGACGAACTGGCAGAACAAGTAACTGAGTTGGAAGAAAAACTTAACTCAACCACTGGTAACGCTATTAAGTTGGCAGAAGAACTAGAAGTAATGAAGCGTGATTCAATCATCGCTGAAGCTGCTAAAGGTTTAGCTGACACCCAAATTGAGAAATTACACGGACTTATCGAAGGTATCGAGTTTGATGACGAGGAATCGTTTTCTAAGAAAGTTGGTATCGTAGTAGAGTCACATTTCTCAGCACAAAAAGAAACAAGCGTAGTAAGCGAAGACGTTGAAGTTGAAGATGATGCAGATCAAACTGTAGAACTATCTTCTTCAATGGATGCGTATGTTAACGCTATTAAGAAAACTATTAAGTAAGGAATAATAAAATGCAACAATCTTACGATCAATTAATCGAAAAGTGGTCACCAGTACTTAACGAAAGTTCTGCTGGCGAAATTAAAGATCACCACCGTAAAGCGGTAACTGCTGCAATTCTTGAGAACCAAGAAAAAGCAATGGCAGAAGCCCGTTCAGCTGAATCTGGATTTATGACAGAAGCAGCTCCCGCTGGTGCTAACACAGGTTCAATCGGTACTTGGGATCCAGTTTTGATCTCACTAGTTCGCCGTGCGATGCCTAATCTAATCGCATACGATGTATGTGGTGTACAACCTATGAACGGCCCAACTGGTCTCATCTTTGCGATGAAATCACGTTACGGTGCTGGTTCAACTTCATCACGTGAAGCTCTGTTCAACGAAGCAGAAACTAACTTCTCTGGTGTAGGTACTCATGACTCAGACAACGTATCTGGTTTCAACGGAATCGCTCCTAGTGGTGACTCTGCTGATGCTCTACGTGCTGGTGGAACAGGAACAGGTGATACTACTGCCAATATGGAAGCATATGGTTCAAGTGGTGGAGCTGCGTTCGAAGAAATGGGATTCACCATTGAGAAGCAAACCGTAACTGCAAAGTCACGTGCTCTTAAAGCTGAATACTCACTAGAACTTGCTCAAGACCTTAAAGCAATCCACGGTCTTGACGCTGAAACTGAACTTGCGAATATTCTTTCAACTGAGATCCTTGCGGAAATCAACCGTGAAGTTATTCGTACAATCAACTCTCAAGCGAAAACTGGTTGTCTACAAGCTAACGTTACTAAGAATGGTATCTTTAACTTGTCTTCAGACGCTGACGGACGTTGGAGTGCTGAGAAGTTCAAAGGTCTAGTAGTACAGATCGACCGTGAATGTAATGTCATTGCTAAAGAAACAAGACGTGGAAAAGGTAACGTAGTTATCTGTTCTTCTGACGTTGCTACAGCATTGTCTGCATCTGGTCTTCTTGACTATTCACCTGCTATGTCAACTCAATTGCAAGTTGATGACACTGGTAATACTTTTGCTGGTACATTGAACGGTCGTATCAAAGTATACATCGATCCATATGCACAAACTGACTACATCACTGTAGGTTATAAGGGTACTAACACTTATGACTCTGGTGTATTCTACTGCCCATATGTACCGTTACAAATGGTTAAAGCAGTTGGTGAAGATACTTTCCAACCAAAAATCGGTTTCAAAACTCGATATGGTATGGCAAGTAACCCATACGTGGGTGCAACACCTTCTGACGGTTTGGCTGCTGCTAAATCTAACCAGTACTACCGTATCTTCCGTGTGGACAACATCCTCACATAAGGTATATAAAAATAAGAGTAGGGTTAACCTACCACATTTTAAGGGACTCTTCGGAGTCCCTTTTTTTTGGCCATAAAAAAACCCCACCGAAGTGGGGCGAGAGAGATTTAATTTGGAGCGGAGCAGAGGACTTGAACCTCCATCTTTAGGTTGGACACCTAACGTAATCGTTATACCAACTCCGCATAATATGTATATATTATACCATAAATCTTAGGTCAATGTCAAGCGATTTTTACTAATTCTTTTAAGTTTTCTTTACCACGTACTTGCGGAAGGAAACCTAGAACACGCAATGGGAAAACATCTAGTCCACATGCTTGAAGATCTGACTTGTGTTGATCCAACATTTTAAGGAACTTCTTTCTCTTAATATCGATAGTTGCCTTTGCGGTTGGAGATCCAACGTGTCCGATTAGATCTGTATATTTACCTGTTTCCACGTAACGTGTAATGGCTTGCATGATAACACGATACTGGTAACCTTCACCAATACATGCACCATAAGTATCAGTCGCTTCATTATATTCACCACCAAGAGTGTATTCTGTAGAAGAGTGGTTCTCGATCCAGTCTTGTACTTTAGGTATGGACGTGTATAGGATATACGGTTGAGGTGTTCCTGTCTCTTCCATAACCATTTTTACTACACGGTTCCTACAAGTCTTATCTCTGGTCTTACCATAGATTCTTATGAACTCGTCATGAATTGCCTTCTCACTATTCTTGATACGACCAGTAGATACTTTTCGACTCAAGTGTTTACGCATATCAACTTCTTTGTTGAGATGTTTGGGGTATCCCTCGTTCTCTCTTGCTTGTACATCTTCCATCTGTTCTGGTGTACCAGCGAACAAAGTAAAGATCCAGTCCTTTTGTCCCAAAGCACGAATCGCTTCGGATCTACCGTAACCATATACAAGAACATAAGGTTTCTCGTATTCATCACCACGGAAGTAAACAGCTGGGGGACATTCTTGATTGTCCACACCATCTGCGAAAGACATTCGCAACTGTTCGATTTCAGCGGGAGTGTGAGTTTCTACCTTACCAATATTACCTTCGATATCATCAATGTGAATCTGATCGAATGGTAGTTTGATATTTTTTACGGATGTTACACCAAGATCGGTGTAGTCGGGTAACGCAACAGCGTCACAGTTTGAATTGGCATAATCTGCCAGTGCTATAATAGCCATATGTTTCTCCTATTGGATTAAATTAAGTGAAGTATAAGACTCAACGAGAATTATAAAACACAATGTTATTTATAAGAATCTTATC